TCGCAATAGCATTGTGCTGTTGTCAGAGCAGGTATAACAAGCGATGTCACACCGCCAGAAGCTACCATTGTGAGGTTTTGGGTAGTATTATTGACTATGACATATAGTTTGTTCTGTGCTGGAGCCGTAATAGTAGGCGCGCCAGAAGGTGTACCAGAGAAGATAAGGCACATATTGCGGGCATCGTCTGATACGCCGTTTAAATTAGTTAGGGTATAAGCAGATATACCTGACAAAGAAATCGCCGCTACGCCCGTTATAGCCTGCTCTACGAGGGTTCCTAGATTATTATTAGTGGTCGAACCCCAAGTCCCCGACTGGTCTCCAGTACCAATTAAGGACAGCTTTAAAGAAGGACTATAAGTAGTTGTCATAATTAAGGGTAATTGTTATTAATCGGTGTCCAATTGGGTATTTCCGCATCATTTACATCCGTCCAACTTAAAGCTTGAGAGTTATTGATAGCGCCCCAAGCACTATTTTGGGTATCGTTTATTTTGTACCATCCAAACAGAAATGGGCTATCAGATAATATCAAATTTTCAGCTATTTGACTAGTAAAACTAGCAATAACGGTAATTTTATCCGCCGGTGTTAAATTTTCGGTTATTAAGGCATTTTGAATACGCAGGGCGGTTTGGCTATCTGCCGGTTGGATATCTTCGGTTATAGAAGAATTAAAGATTTTTATGCTTATGCTGCTATCTGCCGCCGTCAAAGCCTCTGTCAAAGAACTGACAAAGCTGGCTAAAACAGACTCAACATCCGCTAAAACAGCTTTCTCAGATATAACCGCCGTAAAGTTAGCAACCACCAACTCGGACTCAGCAACCCCAACATTTTCTAAAATTACGCTGGCAAAGTTAACTATTACAGTCTGGGAATTGGCTACAGTTATGGCTTCAGATATAGACGAATTAAAAGAAACAATAACAGACTGTGCATCCGCTAAGGTGGCTGCTTCGATAATAGCAGTGGCAAAGGTAGGAAACCCAGTACTATTATCTGCAAATTGTGTACCTTCTATAATGCTTATCTGCGAGAGTAGTCCACCTTGTTGAACAAAGGGCCCCGAAGAAAGTGGTTGCTGACCAAACATTAAACGTCTACTGCGCCAGCGTATTGACTAAATGTCTTTAATATGTCATATATGGCTGGAACAAAATCACCTTTAATATCTTGCATCGCTATATAGTGAGCTTCCTCTTTAACAGTAGCCATGTTGCCCTGCCTAGCTTCTTCATTAAAGTAGATAGCTACTTGCACTTGGATTTGGTCTTTAGTACCAAAAAAGTTAGTGATTTTAGCGTAGGCTTGTGGGGCTGGTACGCCAAATTGCGTTTGATTTAATGAAAGTTTTAGTGCCATTTGATTCTCCTTAGTATGTCATTTCTGTTGTTGTTGCCAAATATTCCTCAAACTGGGACTTAGTATTATTGCCAAAGCCGTAGTTTGTATGAAAAGCAATGTGGTGTCTATCGCATAAAGTAACGCCATTATCTACATCAAAACGCTTTTCAGGGAATATGTTAAATCCGTCTAGGTGATGGGCTACCATTGGGTCTTTGCGGATTCCGCATATTTTACAAAGGTTTTTATCCCTTTTATATACAGCATAGCGCCATTCATCATATTCAATAGAATTTCTTGCCTGAGCTAATTCATTGCCTTTTCTAAGCTCTGGCGGCTTCCAAGATGGATGATTTTCACCCCTATTAAATATAGTATGGCAACTTCGACATCTTTCGTAACCTTTAGCACTAACCAACTTTGTGCAATCAATACATTTAGGAAGTCCACCTTTCCAGCTTGAACTATTTTTACCACTTCTTGGTGGGTATTTAATATCACCATAAGTAATGTGTTTTGGTTTAAAAGGTATTTCAAGCCTTACAAAACAACGATGAATAGCCCTAGTGCTACAAGGTATCAATTTTGCAATTTTAGACAAAGATAAATTGTCAGCAAAATACCTAGCCTCTAACCATTCTTTATCTCTAGTTAGATGTGCATTTTCACAAGTCAATCTAGTCTTGCGGGGTTTTGTTTCTACTCTTGTTTTACGCATCAGAAGGTCATCTCGCAAGTTCTCAAAGAACATACAGTTCTGATAGTCGTTGCCGCTTGTCCTGTAAAAGTTACTGCTAGTCCACCGTTAGTAGTATCTGCTGTTAGACCAATAGTCCATGTTGCCGCACCAGCATCAGCGTATAAAGAAGTTACTGTAGAGCCTACTAAAGTAGTTGCTCCAGCATTAGCACCTCTTTTAATAACACCTGAAATAGTCCAGCCTTTAGTGTTACCACCACCAGTAACTCCTGAGATAATTTCGCCAGTAAAGTAATAAGCAGAGTTATTAGGTAGTATTACTTGGTTTGTTCCACTTGCGGCTGAAGCATTACTTGTAAGAACTGTTGCAGTTGCATTTGTAGTTTCTCTAGCAAGCACTAATAAAGCGGTTTGCGACAAACCAGAAGAATTTGATATTGGAGCATAACAAGCTGGAAATATATGATTTCCTTCAATTGCTCTTGCTGTTCCATTTGTGCCGCCCATAATTGCAGAAAATTGAGCATTAGCACCGTTTTGTATTCCAGCCCCAACAAAAGCATAGTTAGCTGTTGCTTGATTACTTAATCCAGAGCCAACAAAAGAACTTGCCCCAGACGCAGTATTTGAAGCGTCGCCACTTACATAAGTTCCACCGCCAACAACAACTGCCCCACCACCTGATGCGGTATTTGTTCTACCACCACCAACAAAAGAACCAAAACCACTAGCTACATTCTTAAATCCGCCAGCCACTACTGACCAATCACCACTAGCCACATTCCTATTAGCCGCAGTACCAGCATCACCACCACCACCGATAAATGAATAACTACCTGTAGCTTGGTTATTACCACCGCCTACTACTACTCCATGAGGGGTATAGAAAGATAGAGTGCTTGTAGATGAACCACTAGCGGCTTGGGATAGCGTCAGGGATGTTCCTGATATGGCGGCTACATAAGTGGCAGGGGCTGACGTTATGTTTGTGCCAGAAATTAACTGACCTACTTTAATGGAAGCGTTAGAACTACTTAAAGTCACGGCCGTTGTGCCGTTCATAGTTCCTGATTGGGTAGTTACTGCGGCATTTGCAGTTCCTGTATTATTTGCACCACCAACTACAACATTTAAATAACCAGTAGCATAATTTGTGTAGCCAGCGCCTACAAATCCTAATGCTCCAGTCACTTGGTTGTATTGCCCACCACCCATTGCTGAATATGCGCCATTTACATAATTACCATTACCGCTTCCAAGAAATCCGCCAAAACTATTATTTTGATTAGATGTTCCACCAACAATAACTCCATAAGTACCACTAGCAACTTGATAATTAGCACCCCTAGATGTCTGCCAATCAACAGCATTACTACCCCTAGCATTACCACCTACTGTAGAACTTGTAGTAGCTTGTGCTTGTAATGCTCCTGTTCCTGCTGGAGAAACATAAAGAGAGCCATCAGACTGTAGCCCTAGTCCTGCTACTCCACTAAAGGATAGAGTAGGAGTTCCGTAAACAATGGCAGAAGTTGTTGGCACATAAGTATTTAATGTGCTACCTATTTCTAATTGCGGTGCATAAACTGTAATTGTTTTACTTGTGCCAGTAAATGAAATATTTGTACCATCTTCAGATACAAAGAATTGAGAAAATGTTTGAGTACCTATAATTACTATTGAGCATCTGTACCATCCGCTACCAACTGCTGTTATTGCAGAAGATGTTGGTGCTACACCTATATTTGCAGAAACTGCACCAGTTGAAAGATTAAATATTACGCCAGCATTTGTTCCGCTTGAATATAAACCAACAAAATTTGCAGTTCCAGCTTTTGCATAAAGGCTTAAAGTGTAAGTATTTGAAGCATAGGATGTTGATTGGAAAAAAGTATGTTGACCAGTATTAGTTCCATCATTAATTAAAAACGCACTAGAACCACCAAAAGGGTCAGTTTGTGAACCAGTAACAGTAATATTGGTCTGTGTCCAAGTTGTTGCAAGTGATACTGTATTTGTTAGTAAATTCTGCCCAGTACCTTTTAATATTTCTGTCTGTCCTGTAATAGTAGTAAATGTTCCTGCGGCTGGGGTAACTACACCAAGTGCATTGGGGTAGTCTGACGATATTTGTTTGCCAGCAGGGTAATCACACCATACTGTTACGGCTCCGCTAAAAGTTACTGCCGCGCCTGAATTTGAGGATGAGAGGATTGTGGTGCGAGTTAGTGTATTTGGGCTAGTAGAGTAAGTGCCAAGACCTACTTCCCAATTTGTGCCGTCTGTAGCGCCGTAATATGTGGTATTTCCGTTACCGATAGCAGAAAAAGACTGATAGCTAGCAATAGCGCCAGATAATGTAAAGCTAACAGTCGTATTTGCTGTTGCTGTTTCCTGAACTCGGTCCGCTACTATAAAAGCCATATTATTGCCTGTTGTCTATAATTACCCAATTTGTGGGCTGAGAATCATCTATTTTAATCCATGCAGCCCCTAAAAGTTTATCATTTATAGTGATTCCTTCTTTTTGAAAGCTATTATGTATTTTAATTGCTGACGGTATATCCCCAGTTTTAAAATTTTCTAGTATTGCAGAAATAAAATTTGCATTTACATTTGATGAATCTGAGGCAGTTAAGCTTTCCAAAATACTAGCAGAAAATGTTGCAATGACGGCATCAATATCAATATCAGAAATAATGGATTCTGATATATTTGCAAACGTAGTTCTAAGCGAGCTTTGTACATCTGCATAAGTAATTGCTTCAGAAATATTAACAGAAAACTGATTGCTACCTAATCCAGCAAAAGTGGGTTGAGCAAAAGCTGCATATCCAAACATTATATAACTGCCCAGCGTGACCCTGATGCAATAGTAACGCTAATACCAGATGCTATTGTAATAGGTCCACAAGATATAGCGTTGCTTCCGCTAGGCACTGTATAACTTGT